TTATGCCTGTCGAAAACGTCCCGTAACTAGCTATGATAATTGAGTTGTTATCATTTTCTACATCTAAGCGTATATTATTTCTAGCATCACCAGTAACACCGCCGTGCACAAAGTGTACATTTTTATCGGGAAAGGCTGTTTTGATTTCATCGTTCAAAACCTTGCCGTGTTTATCTACATACTGGAATAGTACTAGCGTATTGCCATTTAGAGATCCAACAAGATTTTTGATGAATTTATTTCTCTCATTCAATCTAACTAGATAATCCATTTCTGCTTGGTAATCAGCCTTTGATACGAGCTTCCTTGCCTCGTCTGGATAAGTCAAAACAATAGATTTAATTTTAAAATCAGAAAGGTGATTATCTTCAATGAGTTTCGAAGTAGTTATCACTTTCTTTACAGCACCAAACAACCCCTCGAGAACCAGTTTATTGGTGGTGGTGCCATCCAATGTCCCAGTGAATCCAAATCTGTATTTGCAATCTTCCAACTTTGACATTATTGTTGTAAGGGATTTGGCTTTGAATAAGTGCGCTTCATCACCTACAATAACTTCAAAGTTATCAAAGTATTCCTTTGGCATTTTATAGATAGATTGCCAAGTAGAAACCGTAATTTGTTTTGGGGATAACTTGTCTTTTCCAGTGAACACACCATGCATATGGTTGGTACTATCAAATCCGTAATCAGCGAAGTCTGTTATCAGCTGTCCTACAAGACTTGTAGTTGGTACGATGATTAGTGTTTTCTTATTATAAAATCTCGCAAGAAGGTAGATTATAAATGACTTACCCGACGCCGTTGGGGATAATAGTAAACTTCTTTCCTCACGGACAGCGTGTGTGAACGCTTTAATCTGGTAGTCCCTTGGTGGGAACTTTGGGTTCAGCTCTGTGATAAAATCCAACGCTTCTTTGATAGAGAAGTTTCTTGAACTTCTATCGTATTCGAAAATGAGGTTATATTTTCTGGATTCAGCGAATGCTTCTAGGTGCCTTACTAACCCGCAGTATAATGTTTGAGTCAAAAGATTGTAAAGTCTGATTTTCCCGTCCCACATTTTATTACGGTAAGCCGGAGTGAACTTAGCGTTTGGGACTTCGAATGTAAACCAATCAGATATCTCGTGAGCAACTCCAGGATCACACAAAACCTTCAGGTGTACTTCATTTAATTTCTTTACAACTATATCTTCCATAATTATTTACACACCGTTAATAAATTTCTGCCAATTGATAGCAGCGTTAACATTATAACCTCTGTTCATGAGAGTCCTCAATACAGAGTCGAGGAATTCCACCTTTTCTTGTTGTAGACCTATTTTTAAAGATAATTTAATGATGTCTGGATCAGCGTCCATATACATAGGGATATCGGGTTTTAGTATCATACCTTTTGATGGTAGCTTCCAACCTTTACTCTCGGAGTACTCGTCTGGACCCTGCGTGTAGAATTCGTATTTGTCTAATTTGAGTTCTTTTGCATCAGCTTCATATTTTCTGAGAAGTAGTCTTTCACTGACTAGGATTTGGTAGTATTTGTGGTGGAGTTTTGGTATCTTTAGTGCTTCGTCGCCAAGTTCTGTTTTGTCTATCTCAGCGTCTACTTTCCACTGCTCAAATATATCTTCTAACTTCATACTGTTGGAGTCCCATAATAATAATAATAATAATAAAGTTTCATAAACAAGTCGGTGTGACACCTACCGACTTGTTTATGAAATGTCAGCGATCTTATACATAGTGTATTTGAACGAGGCTGTGGCGTTGACATAATTCACATCACTTTCTAGTGAATTAAAAGATATATCACTGATGCCTGTTGGATACCCGTCTATAAATGATATTTCGAAATTAGGTTGTCTTGCGTTCGACATAATGATCAAAGACATGTCCGAATAAATACCATCACCATTCCATGGCTGTTTTTGTTTTTCTTCTAATTCATCATATTGTGAGAATGTCTCTGGTTTGCCTAATCCCGTTAGCCAATTATGTATCTCCAAATAGTTCTTAAAGTCCTCATCGACTTTAAATGTTACATCCAGTTGTCCGAACTGTAGATGTTCACCTGGGAATGGGATATTCAACATTGGGTTCGTTGTGATAGGTGATGCTAAACTTAGGGACGGTACATTGACTTGTTGTACAAAATAGCTAACATGAGGCGCTTTCTTAATTTGAAAAACAAAATTAAGGGGCGATAAAAAGTTCTTATTAGCAGGCACCTGCGTATCGCAGTTTGGATTTACCGAAGCCATTTTGTATATAATCCTTCTTTCTAGTTCGTATATATTTATATAACAAAAAAAGGGAGCCGAAGCTCCCTTTAATCCTGACTGGTTATATCCAGTCTTATTATTTTAACTCAATACCGAGTCTTACATCAAGTTATTGACGATAATTTTACGGTAATATACGTTTGAGTTAATCGCTAGACCGTCATCAGTAAAGGCTGAAGCACCTTTAGCGAATGGATTAGCAACCATGCCATAACGAGTTTTGAACCCGATTTTTGGTTGGAAGCTGTTTTGGTCTACGGCGCGGACCATTTGTAGCGGAACATATGGACAGTAGAAGACACCAGCATCAAACGCTGAAGAACCTTTGTAGCCGATTGTCAAGTAGTTACCACCAACCGCATATGGATCGATGTAAACACGTAGACGACCGTTGATAACACCAGCGAAAGTATTGCCTGTGTCGTCAACCATAAGGTTGTTACCGTTAAGAGCAGGAGCATAGTCAAGAACGCCAGCCATTTGAAGTGCTGAAGCAACATCAGCAGAACAAAGAACAACGTTACCTTTACCGCGACGAGTCTCTTTCGCAATCTTATTAGCTTCACGCTCAAGTTGGAACATCAAGCCTTTGAACTTCTCAACAGACCAACGACCGTTAGAATCTGTATCAAGATCAAAAACACCAGCAGTAGTTGTATCGGTCTCAGCGCCTACTTTAGCACAGATGTTGACAGTACGAACAACTTCCCGGTTGATTTCAGCCAAGATTTCTGTAGAAAGAATGTTAGAAAGTTCTGTTTCAGCGTCCAAACCATGGATTGCTTTAAGATCTTGAGCAAGTTCCATTGAGTATTCAGCTTTAAGAGCACGTGTCTTAGCAGTTACAGAAAGCTTCTCGATTGTGAAAGCCATTTCTGGGAATGCTGTGTTAGAGTCAGTACCAAGAGCTTCAGCTTGAGCTGTTGACATGCCTGCTGCAGTGTTATAAGTGTTAGTAGCAGTAAGCGGTGAAGTGTTAGTTGCACCAGGAATAGTACCCTTCATGCCACCGAATGCAGTGTTTGAATCAGCCGCTGGAACAGTCGCGAACGCAGTGTTAACTTCGTCGTAGAATGTTTCATCATGAGTCTGGTTAGCATAACGTGAACGCATAGCAAAGATCAAGCCCGTTGGACCTGTCATTGGCTGAACGCCACAAATGTCATATGCTACTAGGTTTGGCATTGAACGACGAACCAGTGAAATAAGTACTGGATCGAAAATATCAACACCGCCATCAGAAGCAGTAGACGAAGAACCGCCCATGAAGTTACCAGGAATTGGTGAAGCTTCAAGAAGGCTCTGTTGGCTGCCATGGCCAGCTTGCTCGGTAAGAGCTTTTTCTGTGTTCTCGAGCATAATTGCTGTCACTGAACGACGATGAGAATCTTTGATTCCATCAAGCGCATCATGATCAAGCACAGGAGCCCATTTTTTTTGAATTTCTTCAGCTAGATACATTGTTTTCCCTTTCGTAAAGAAATATTTAATAGTCTGTAGGTATTTATAAAAAGCTAGTTTTTAGTTATTTCGTGATAGTTCGTGCCAAAGCATCAGCATATCGGACCACAACAGGGTCGCTGAATTTAGCTGTTTCTTCTTCGCCATCAAACTGCTCATGTTCAATAGAAGAATTCTCATCATCGCTGGAAGTTTCCTGCCCACCAAAGTAACCTTCTTTGATAGTCATTAGCTTTTCAGCATATTTGTCCAAATCACCGTCAAACTCAACGCCTTCTGCAAGCGAGAAGAATTTATCTTGTTGAGAGAGAACTAAGCCTTCGGAGACTTCCTCGATAACAGAAGCAGCAGCTGCTTCAACGAGACTGTCTTTCATTTCGTGATTTTCCGTCAAAACGTCATGAAGAACTTCTTCTAGATCTTCAACTTGTTCTGCTAGAGCTTCAACGACATCAACTCTGTCCTCAGGAACATTAATATAATTTTCGGTGAAGAGGGTCTTCAATCCTTCCATAAACTCTTCGTTGAGTTCATTGCGAAGTGTTGATTCAATAGCTACTTCATTTGCTTCCATCCAGTTTTCAACAACATAATCCATATATGTGTCGATGTTTGATTGGAGAAATTCGACGAGATGGTCCATATTCTCTTGGAGCTTTGATTCGTACTTTTCTTCTAAAGCGCTTGTCTCTACAGCAATGCGCGCACCGAGAGCAGCTTCAAACAGAGTAGAAGTTTTTTCTTTAAACTCTTCTGATAATTCATCAGAATCGTTGAAGATAACGTCCAAGTCTTCTTTGGCCATGATAGTAGTGGCGTTATGCATAGCGTTGTCACCAACACCATAGTCTTTACCAGCAGCAAATTGGTTCATAGTTTCAACAAATTTGTTGAAATCAGCTTCGGGCATAGCTTGCATAAGCTGCATAACAGCATTCATATCTGCAGCTTTCCCTTTAGTCTTCACAGAGTCGAGAGCTAGGGTTTCATCCAAAGCGACCTCCTCTTCGTCTAGTTTGTCGATAGATTTATCGGACATATTCATCTCCTTACAATAATAAGTTTACTTAGTTATTTATATTAATTATCTTTTTAAGGCTAAAGAAGAGATATAATCTTCTAAAATGCTTAATCGGTTTTCTTGGATTGCTGCTTTTGACATATCATTAATTTCTTTCTTGATATTGTCTAGATGCTCTTCCAACCAAGTGCCTTGGACGGGATCGTAAACCCACTCAACATTCTCCATTATACCGTTTACGAATGCATCAGGCGCAGATGGATCAGCAACGATATCAGCTGCAGTTGAGATTCTCAGATCGCCTTGTACAACCATAGCGCCCTTTTGCTCTTTTAACGAACCCATAGCGCGCGAAGAAACCCCTAGCTGACCGCCGGATTCCAACAAGCCACGAGCGATCTCCCCCATTGGTGTTTTAGAGATTTTCGCTTTACCTATGAAGTTATTTCCATCACGGTATAGTTCGGTGACAATGTGTGATACGCGATCGAGGTTAATAGATGGACCCGTTGGATGTCCAAGTTCACCATAAGCACGGTTATGTTTGATCACCTCTTTGTTGTAACGATTTACTTCGTTCTCCAACACGTCAACAGGATACATTCTACCATTTCGGTTTTTGATATTAGCTTGTAAAAAGATACCTTCAATGAAGAGGCTCTTCTCACCATCAACATCTTCCACGATCATATCGACGGATTCTGTCATTTCTGTCATCAGTTTCATTTGATTGCTCTTTTGTGTCTTAAACTGTATTTTATGTACTTATGCTTTTTTCATAGCCATTTTACGGATGTAAGCGAAATAGATTCTTTCACCACGTTCTCCGCCGTATCGCTTAATCATATCTTTCTTCATATCGCTATCGTCGAATTTGGCTTTAAGCTCTTCTTCTTTTTCTTTTTCATCATCAGACATTTCTTTCTCAGAAATATCCGCGGCGTAACTTAGAAGTAATTTCTTCTTACCTTTACCGTACTTGGGTTGATCGTCGACCACATTAGCTTCTTTGACAGTTTTCTTCTTCTTACTTTCTTTTTTATCAGAAGTATTGGCGGCGTCATAAGCAATTGTGTCGGCTGGTGCTGGAATATGGCCATGCTTACCGCTTTCGGATGAAGTTTGGTCGATGTTAGTGGCCGAGAAAACATCAGGTCCATTTCCGTTTGGATCGGGGTGTTTTTCTACTGAATGGCTGGCTACGAATTCGCGCTCGTCGGGCATCTTCGAAGCATAATCAACACCTGGTCGTTCGCCTGTTGTTAGTGGTTGGATATCTGTTGCTGGCATTTTACCGCCAATGACATTATGTGCATTTTGTAAAATTTGTCTAAGATGTTTAGATGACATCAGGTTATTCCTCTGTGTGTCTATTATTTTCTACTTCGTTAGTCCCAGCATCATCATCTGCCATGGCAGGTTCTTCTGATTGGTC